AGTTATAATAAAGAGTGTTGTTATTTGTAGATTTAACTGTATTATTTGTGACCGAACTAAAAGTCACATGGGGTTTAAATCCTAAGTATGCCCCTACTGTTTTATCTTCATCTGTTGAATAAGTTTGTGAAGTATTAAAAGAAGGATAGGTTATGAAATTGCCATAATACGGCTCAGAAGAACCACTAAGATTCATATATCTAAAAACATAGTTTAGAGAGGCATCTGTTAAAAATGGTGTTGTTGTTCCTTGAGATGAACTACCGCTTTCATTGGTGGTAAATTCTTTTAAAATAACAGTCTTAAGAGAGCCTATTTTTGTATCATTAGAAGAACTGCCTCCGCTATTAGAAGGCTCTAAATTCATGAAAAAATTAGCAAATTCTGTTTGATAGTGTGTGAAGGGAGAAGTTGCAGCAACGCCCCAAGTATTACTACCGCCAGTAGAATAAAAATCACTAAATGTTAAAAGAGATTCTGTAATTGGGTCAATAGAAGAATCTAAAAGATAATGTGATTGGAATTGGGTAAATGCTATTGGTAAAATTATAGTATTTTTACCGTAGTCTGTTCCTTTTTGCAAATTCTTGAAATGTTGAGGTATGGTAGAAGGACTTCCCGAATCTATGTAGTAATTTTCCCACTTAGTAGGTGATGCTTGATTAGTCAAAAGCCCTTTTAGCATATGAATATTATTTACTTCGGTATTTCCTCCTTCATCTAAAGTAAATAGCATTGTTTCTTCTACATCTCTACCAATTACACTTAATTTATTGCTAATTTCAGAATACTTGGCAAACCTAATGGTGTCTCCTGTGCCGTATTTTAACGCCCCGTTGTCTGTCAAGTATAGTGTATTAAAATTCAAAGTATCATTAGTTACATCTGTGGTAGATAGAGCCGTAACAACTCCAATAACTCTATTGTTATCTAAATCTAATATTACATCTTTAACTCCTACATTGTCAATAGTGCCGTTCATTTTTATTGTTGTAAGAGAAGGATAATTTACTACTGTTAAGTTAGTAGAACTACTATCTTGAACCAAGTAATTGTCAAAATAAGATAATTGAGAGGCTTCTATAACCCTATCATTAGGGACATCGAATTCTGGATTTATTTGATTAAATGCCCAATCATATACTACATCTGTTAATCGCATAATTCCCATTCGTTTTAAATTAGAAAGAGTTTTATTGCTACTAAGAATATTAGAATGAATATAATCAGAATCTTTATTTGTTATTGTATTGGTATTCCCGATAGTTGCATCTTTTGTAGAACTTGTTGTTGTTTTTAGTGGGGCGTTCAAAGACAATAAACCATATCCTTCTAATGTTCTATTATCACTATTCATTAAACTATCCTTTCTTGTAGAACTATACAAAAGCCTATCAGAATTACAAAATAAAAACAATCTTGCCGCTTTAGAATCAATTTGATAAAATTTATCTTTTAATTCTAAAGGAGAAATAAAATCCGCATCTAAAGCACCTGCAACTCTTTTGTTAGGAGTAATGGCTTGAATAATTGGGTTTGAATCTATGGCACTCACAAATTTTCTATCAACATAATTAGAACCAATAATCGGCATAAAGCCTCTTTGCTCTATTGGATAATGATTATTTTTTGTAGTTCCAGTCTTACTTGATAATGATAGTCCTAATGGGGATTCGGGATTTCCTTTATAGAATTCTGCATAATAATTTAAAATAGGAGTGGTTCCATAATACGGAATTAATCTTCCAGTATCAGTATCTTGTTTTAAAGAATATATTTTTTCTTTTCCTATTTTTCCTTTTTCTATATTATCTAATCGAATAATATCCGCACCAAATTTTTCTTTGTATTTATATTCTGATATACCACCATGATGAGTTAAAAGTTGATAGTCAATTGGTAAGCGACTACTCCCTACCATGTTTATTATCTTACCACCGTGTAAATGAGCCCCGTTAGTTAAATGTAAGGTTCTTCTTTTTTTACCTGTGCTAATTTGAAAACTTTTTCCATTAGAATTAGCAGACAAATCTCTATCGAGATATATGTCTAAAAAGGCAGGAGAAGTATTTCTAATATTATAGCCAATAAAATACCCAACAAATTCTTCTTCTATGTATAACGGTGTTCCTATTTCTAAATTATACTCACTAAATGAAGAAGCATCACAAAGAACATTTGGGTCTGTGCCAGTTGTTATAATGTCGGCTAAAGTAGTAAATGCAGAATCTTCGGAGTAAGGATTGATTTCTTCTCTACCTAAAGTTAGTGGCATATACGGTGCAAGTTTTACTGTTTTTATGTTGTTATTTTCTTTAACTTCTAATACAGTAAAATCAATAAGAGTATTTACTATATCATCCTCAAAGGAACTTATTTCTAATTGAAAATCTAAATCAGTATCTATATTTTTAATTTTATTAATGTTAAATCCAGTAGCATTAGCATTATTATCTTCGCTAAGACCCACTAAGGTTTCGCCTTCTACTAATGAATCAAAATCTCCTGTGAATTTGTAGCCATCTCTAAAAAAGAATCCTTTGTCACTTGCCCCTGTCAAACTTGTGACGCTATTTACTTTATTAGTGGAAGCAAGAGACTTATTAAGAATATACAATTTACTATTTTCTTTATACACTGTTTTGGCAGTATAAGTAGAAGAATAAGGGAAATCATGAAGGGTAGCGGTTGTGGAAGAAGTTGTTGCTCCATCTACTTGACCAATATAACCAAATTCACACCAAAGATGAGTATTGTGGGCTAAACTAACACTTGTAGAAAAAGTAATGGTTTTGCTATCAAAATCCCATGTGGCAGTAGTGCCTACTGTTGTTAAATCATTATATGGGCTATTGCTACTATAAATAATATCATGGCTAAATAAAGTATCTTTGTTTATGGTAATATCTATTAATTTCGATAAAGTATTTCTTCCCTTCAATTCAAAAATAGTTTGATTATTTTCTAAACTTTTATTTATTTCTTCTATCTTACCATAAAATATTTCATAGTATAATAAAAATGCTCCTATTGCTCTTTCTAAGGAACTGTTGGAATCTAATAAATTGTTTTGAAAATCAATCGTTAGTAAGCCATATGTTTCATCTACATTTGTAATAAAAGAACCTATATTACAATAATAATTATTATACTGCTTAGTAGATAATATTCCACATAGCCTCGATAACTTATCTCCGTCAAAATCAGAATTTGTATAGTAGGTAGAGTCTAAGGGGTTTAATCTTCTTCTATATACTTTATCTCCATCAGAAAAAGTAATTAAAGAAGTAGTGTTAGTAAAAACACCTTCACTTTCTAATCTACTATATTCTTTTAAGGCAACATTTACATTCCCAGAAACCGAATCTACAATACAAACTCTATTGCCTATTTTTATTTCCATATTTGCTACAAAATAAAGATTAGGCTTTGGTAATAAAGAAGCCAAAGAGTAGGTTCTTGTTGCCGAATCAAATAATGATTCTATTTCACCAACTTCTACCCACTCATTCAAATCGTCTTCTGCTATTTTTTGTTTTGCCATTAGCCTATCGTTATTAAATATCTTATTGCCTAAATTTTTAGTAATATCAACTAATTTAATTTCTGCAATACCGCTTTTGGCATCAAAAGTGTCTTCTATTGAAGCACTATAAGTATTAGGAATATAGTTATTATTTTCAGGAGAGTCATTGTAAAATATGTATCTTTTATTACCTGTAAAATCTAAAGAAGAAACATCATCATTAGCATCTCTTCTTGCATTTACAAAACAATCATTATAATCAGTATAAGTTGTGTATGTTCCTGCTAAAACTGAACTTTCATTACTTGTAGCGGTATCGGGGTCATCTTTTTCTCTCAAATTATCAGTTAATTTAATGTTGTATGTGAATTTACTGTAATCAATTATTCTATTTCTGTAATCGCTAATAGTAATAAAAGTAGTATTGTCTCCTGTATTGAGAGTGACCGAAGTAGCAGTAGATACCCCGCTAATGTTTTCAGTTCTTAAGAAATATTTTGTATTGTGGTTAAGTTCTTCCTTTTTATCTAATTTAGAATCATAAAAGTAAAACAACGGCCTTGCACATATCATTTTAGAAACATCAGCCAATATTCCACAAGAAATGGCTAAAATATTATTTGATACAGTTGGCCCTTTAAATACCATAAATTTTACATCTTTTGCTATTTCATTTCCTAATCTTGGAGAAAATTCAAACTTATCTCCTAATTGGTCAGCACTCACTAATTTTGTAATCTTAGCAAAATGATGCATATTTGAATCATCAGAATGAATTAGAACAAAGTAATCGTGGGTAGAAGGAACTCCTGCACTATCTACTGTAATTGAAGATAAGTCTAAGCCAATGTTATTAAATGCATCAAAACATCGAATAGAAAACCCATCAGTAGCATGTAAGTTAGAATATTCTCCTAATAGTGTTTTAGTAGAAACTGCCTCTTCGATAGTTGTTGTAGCAGTATCATCTTCATAAACAATAGAAAATACCCTATTAGTTGAAGTAATAGCAGGACTAAAACTAAGCAAAGGATTAGTAGGAGTATCGTAATTATTGTTCGCTGGACTGTTATATGAAGTCACTAAGCCCCCTAATGAAACCGTCATAAATCTACCTCCTCAAATCTTAGATATAATAGAGTTTCATCATAAAAAGGAAATAGAGTATTAGTATAAAGAATTGATTTCTTTGCTCCTTTTTCTATTGAAAGTTCATGAATTTCTCCCATATATTGCATATCAGTAGAAGCATCATTATCAGAAGTTGTATTTTTACCTAAGATGCAATCTGTTCGAGCAAAAGAAAAATCAGAAGTTTCTGTATGAACACCACTAAAAACAGGTTGTCTATTATAAAACATAGTTATAGAGTTTTTAGTGGCATTAAATACTACTGCTATATGATGCATATTTTCTGCATATTTAGGTTCTTTGAAAGTTTCTGTGTAAATATCTTCTCCCGATACTAACGGAAGTGCCGAACCCGTATATGCTGAATTTAAAGTTATGCTTGTTGAAGAAGCCGAAGCCACTGTTCCGACTTCTACGAATTCTAAATCTCTTCTCACATATACTTTTTGTCCTTGATAAAATATATCTGTAATGGCTCTTGAACCGTGATTAGTTGTATTTACTGCAATATTGCTACCTATCAAATAAGTAGTTGTGACTTCTGCAATACTATCATATTCTAATCTTCCATTAGAAGTAAATCCACTAAAATTATTTTTGACATGGGAATCACCAAAAGACCAAGATTTAGATACTGATGGAGATATTATTACTGGGCTCTCAAAGGTTTCTTGAACTCCATTAATTGTAACATAAGCCTTTAATTTATATTCAGCAGGTTGATTATTATTAGTTGTTGTAGAATTTACTAAAGTTAATCTAAAATTATCATTATGAAATATGCACATTTCATGACCATATCTATCTGCTACTGGTAGATATGCCTCGCTTATTTTTCCACTTGTTCCTTGAGGCATTACATATTGACTTGTCTGTATGGCACTTCTTCCTCGTAGGCCTTTTTCTCCTGTTCCATTAATATCATACGGAGTCACTATTGCTTCAAAAGTAAAAGAACCTGTATGTGACCAAATTCCATAAGGAACATCATCAGTTGTATCAGAAGCAGTATTTTCTATATCGGGAACATTATCAGCATACCCTATTGTAATGTGAGCATTACACATAATAGGAAAAACAATGCTTTGTTGCTTTCCAATATAAATATCATACATTACTATCACCTATGGGAAAATTCTTGCTACCTTAAAACTCATACTAAATTCTATTTCTGTTGGAGATTCTGCACTAATAGTAAAATCAAAATTTTCTATAAATCCTGTCACTCCCGTTGATGTTTCTTCTGTTGGAAAAGCACTTGGTAGTGGCACTCTTTCATTATCTAATTCTAAGGCACTTCCTCTTGAAGCAAAAGTAAATGGGATTCTTTCTACTGTCGGTCTTTCGGAATAGTTTTCATCAATATTGGATTCTATCAGAAAAACCAATTCATTA